TTCTTATATCTACAATGCCTTCTTCAATAGAGAAGGTTAAAGATTATGTATTAGATAAGAAGATTCCAGTTCCTGTAGACTATCGTATCTTAAAATTCAAGAAAGATGATGTAGTTATAGTAAATACTGGATCCCCTGAGGATATTACCAATGTAGAGAATATGTTTAGAATCTTTATGATTACTGGTAATATCCCTAATGTAATTGCTTATGATAAGTTACATGCATTCTTAATGGATTCCATTAAATTCAATGGTTCTTCTTTCGGTATCTCTGCACAGATGTTTGGTATCTTAGTATCTGAACTATGTAGATCTGTTAAAGATGAATCAATTCCATTCCGCTTAGCTAAGGAAACTGATATGCACAAATATAAACCATTATCTATTAAGATGGTACCTAAGTATATTTCTGCATTTACTGCATTAACATCTGAAAACTGGGATGATGCGGTAATCAACTCTATAATCAACAAAAACAAAGTTGATTCACCTATGGAAAAGATCCTTATGCAATAGCCATAATTAACATATGAATAAAAGTTTAAATAGTATCCATATCGGATTCGTTTATAACTATTATTTAAAATCTATTAAGGAGGAAATAAAAGATTATGATTGGTACAAAAATCATTCTTGAAGACCAAAGTTATATTCCCTCTCTGAATATAGCCGACTCTACAACAAAACCGATTGTATTTGCTGGTTTTACTTCGGACAAAGGGACTGAAGAATATACTAAATGGCAAGGCGACGATTTCTTCGACCAATATGGTGAAATCTCTTTTGCTCGTCATGGTCAACCTTTACTCCAAGCAGCTAACGTAATTAACAACGGCGGTATCGTTTATGCAAAACGTGTCGTTGACCCTACTTCTCGTTTAGCTATGCTAGGTGTAGTTGCTCACGTAAAAGAAATTTCCCGTCAAGAATCTCGTATTAAATTCGATCCTTTGACTGGATCTCCTATCACTAAAACAGACGGTTCTTATGTGACTGAAGACTTATACTGGAAAGCAGTAGATGTTGCATCTATCTCTGATCCTGCACAACGTCCTACTTATACTAAAGACGAAGCTGGTGTAGATGGCATTGCTGCTATGTATAAAGTTTGTCAAGTAAACTACTCTGTAGAAACTTTGGAAGCTGAAGAAAATACTCATGGTAATGACTACGTTGCAACTTCTAGAGCTTTCTATGAAAAATTCAAAAATAAAAAAGATAACAAATTCCCATTGTTCTTGATCTTAGACAATGGTCGTGGTGTATCTCAAAAGAACGTTACTATTTCTCTTGATTCTACATTATCTCGTTCTGCACAATCTGCACGTTACGTATTAGATATCGATGAAAATAGCAACACATTAGAATCTATTGTATTCTCCTTGAACCCTTCTGAAGTTGAAGCTGGATACAACTTATTCTTTGATTCTGTAGTTAAACGTACTTCTAAACAAGTTAAATGCTTTGGTTATGAAGACCAAATGCAATTATTCTATGCTAAAGTAGCAGCTATTGCTGGCTTATCTGAAACTCGTTTACGTGAATCTGATATCATTGGTGCTCGTACTTGGAAAGGTGAAGTATTCAAAAACTTTGAAGTACTAGAATCCACTAATGATGGTGTAGCGACTGTTAAACTTGATAGCTTTGCTGGTCATCCTTTGACTGGTGGTTATAATGGTGATACTTTCGGTACATCTCCAATCTCCGGTTATAAAGGTGTAACTGATGCTACATCTGTATATGCTACAGAAATGGCTAAAGTATACAATGGTACTTTCAATGATGATATCTATGATATCGATAACAACCCAATTGACGTTGTTGTTGATGCTAACTATCCTCATATTGTAAAACGTGCTATTGAAAACCTTTGTTCTTTCCGTCAAGACGTATTCTATTTCCGTGATATGGGTACTAAAGGTCTTACTAACCTTCTTGCAATCAAGAATGCTAAGACTTTGAATACTGGTGGTAATAGCCGTTACGTTGCGACTTACTGTCAATACTTCGATGTATTTGATCCATATACTCGTAAACAAATTACAGTAACTATGGGTTATTCCATTGCTCGTTTGATCTGTATGCACTTTGCTAATGGTCGTTCCTTAGTATGTGCTGGTCAAAACAATGGTTGGGTAATTCCTGAACTTATCGAAGGTACTTTATCTTACGTTCCTAAGGTTACTCCTGCAGGCGACCAAGTTGCTGAAATGGATGACCTTCGTGTAAACTTTGGTAAATACTATAACGGTATCTTCTCTCTTGCATCCGAATACACTTCTCAAGATATCCATACTCAATTAAGCTATGCTAATAACGTATTGGCTATCCAAGAATTGATCAAACAAATTCGTATTGCATGCCCTAAATCCCGTTACAAATTCATCACAGGTACAGACTTCGAAGATTACAAACAAGATGTACAAGCAGTTATTAACAACAACGCTAATAAATTTGCTTCTATCTCTATTGACTTCAAATCTGACTCTGCTTATGCAGCAAACAAAATTGTTTATGCGGTTATCCAAGTATCGTTCAAAGACTTCGCTCAAGCTGAAATCTTCCGTATCGTTGCTATTCCAATCGCTACTGCTGTTAGTGCCAATGCTTAAGGGGGATAAATAATATGGCTGATAAAACTCCAGGTGCTGTTAATTTTATCTTCGACGGCACTAAAGAAATTCGTGATTTAACTCAGTATGCACTATTCCGTGGTGTAACTGACTGGGCTAACTTACACCAATTCAATCAATTTGAATCTGGTTATGGTATGATCATTGTATTGACTATTCCTAACTTCTTGAAAGCTTTGGCTTCTAAGAATGATCAATACAAAAAACTTATTGATACATACGTACATGTATTGGAATATGAATTCCGTGGTTTAGACGGTATTGATAACATGACTTCCGATACTGCAGAATTAACAAATGGTGTTAAATCCATCAACGTTATTAACAAAGTTAATAGCCAATCTGGTTCTACATTCACTATGCGTTACTTCGAAAAATCTGGTTCCATCATGACTAAAGTTCATGAGTTGTTCTTACGTGGTATTAAAGACCCTACAACTCAAGTTAAACATTATCATGGTCTTATCGAAGATGGTACAATCAAAGAACCTGGTTTCGACCAAGAAGTATTCAGCTTCTTATATATCGTAACTGACAATACTTTGATGAATGTTGAAAAAGCATTCTATATCGTAGCTGCTCAACCAACTAATGCTGACTTGAATATCTACAATATTGAACGTGGTGACATTGGTTTCAAAGAATTGTCTGTAGAGTTCTCTGGTTTCCCTATTACAAACACAATCATCAACAGAAAAGCTCAAAGCTTACTTGATTGGGTACGTAAAGGTACAATCTGGGATGAGTCTGAAATGACTTACTCTGGTGTAACTAATATGGCTCCTTACAATAAAGTACTTCGTCCTAACGGTGAAGGCAATACTGGTAAGGGTGTAACTTATACTGGTTAATAGATTTTAATAATAGAATAAACAAAGTGGACTAGGAGTTAATCTCCTAGTCCATTTATTCTTTTCATTTTAGTAACAATATATTGACTGCGTATGAAGATTTTATGAAGTTAAACAAAACTCCTAAATACTTACCTAATAACACATACTTCGTGAAACAAATCTTCTTAAATCGATACAATTCTACTACGCTTGATTTACGTTAAAATATACATGGGAATACTCCGAACGGATTTCAGATACACTTCCATCAGGGATGAATGGAAGTTGTTCTTTCCTCTCACAATAATTGCAAACTGCTTATATCACATGAACGGACTTCTTCATGCGTGGTCAAATCTCTCTTTCTGCTTTGTCACTCTCATCGCAAGTACAAAGTGTTTCACCTCTCAATACAATAAATAAACGACAGCAACTTATGGTCATAGGCTTTAATAGCCTATGACCATATTTTGTCTGATTAATAACCTGCATCTCCAGATTGGTCTTGTTGTTGATTAGCAGCATATTCAATCTTAGTTGCTTCTTTAACACGCATAATCATTTCCATATCAATATAACTTTCAAGCATTTTACCTT